CCGCTAGACGAACGGGGCAATATTGGAGCGGGCAGAGGGAATCTAACCCCCATCAGTAGTTTGGAAAACTACCGCATTAACATTATGCTATACCCGCTTAAAGTGGTGAATAGAAAGCTTCCAATCCATCTGTTTTATTGGAAATCTTTTTCTTTGATCGCCTCTTAGATCTTTCCTTCTTTGCGATCTGTTTCAGCTCATTATCTCTTTGTCGAAGCTGTTGTGACTTTTGTCTCACTCGATCAATGATACTTGTCGAGTCTATTCCTCCATCAAACTCAGCGAAATTGCTGATATCAGCATAGATCGTATATCTTTCTTTGATATCTTGATACCTTTTTTCTTTTTGAATCCTTCGAAGAAAAGCATACCAAACAATTTGAGTGAAGTACGAAAATGCATTGGGCAGTCCAGTTCTTGTGGCCTTTTCAACGTCATAATTCATAATGACTTTAATGCAGTTTTCAACACCATCCATGACCATTTCTTCTCGATAGGTATAACCAATAAAGTTTGGTTTACGAGACAGACCCTCAGATATCTTAAGAAAACATTCTCCTATGTATTCTGGAATGACTGGATCATCTTCATCTCTTTCTTTCGCTTCGTTGACTGAATTAACATAATCGACTACAGCTTGAGAAAATTCTTTATTGTTCACATAATGTGGCTTATCTTTAGGTTTTACTTTCATAATAATGTATATTATATCAAAAAATTAATATTGTAAATAAAAAAATTATTTAATTGACATGTTTTTTCATAATGGGTATAATACTCTAAGAACCTTCAAGAAAGACCGAATATCAATTCCAATATGGGTACTGTATCCTCTTATTATACATATCCAAGAGAGGATCGCTAGTAGTATCCTTCTTATCAAGGTTAGTAGAAGATAATTCTTCAACCAATGATTCGAATTCTTCGCTATCCAATGTATTGGATAATTTATCAAAGAAATTGTATCTGATATAGGTTTCTTTTAGATTTATGGGAGCTTTAGATCTAGCGATAATATTATCTACTAGTAATGAGATCGGTTCAGTGGTTATTCCATCTTCAATCTCCATCTCATCTTGAAACATCCAACGATCTAAAACAAATTGTCCATTTTTACGTTTGTTAAGAGAAACCGGAAGGTCAATGGTAATAACATCATTAATATTATCATATGATAACTCTTCAGCCATAATGTAGCTACCATCAGATAAACGATAGGTAAAAATATCTATTCCATCAACTCCTTCTATTAGTGTTTGAAATATCTCTTTCCATTCTAAGTCCATAGTGGCACCTCGTATATTTTGGTTTGAAACTTTTCCTTTGAGTATATTTTATTACGCTCAATGGCGTGATTCAGAGTATAGTTCTTTTTCTTTTTCCAAGAAAGATCATCAGATATATCAAAAACTGTTGTTGGTTTACTATCGGCCGTTTTTCTCAATCCTCTACCAATCGATTGTAGAACTCGTATTTGAGATTTTGTCGGAGAAGCAAACACAATGTTATTTAGGTTAACTAGATTGATGCCTGTAGAGAAAGTTCCACTTGAAGCAACTATGATTGCATTTTTTTCCTTTTCGGTAATCTCTCTGATTCGTTCTCTTTCTTCAGCATTTACGGATCCTGAAACAAAGAATACCTTTCTTTTCTTTTCCACTTTCTTAAGAAACAATTCATAAAGTGGTTTCCCGTGTTTCTCCACAAGATTATAAAGAACCAAAGAGTTTCCCTTTTGATCGACGGTAAGGTTTACGATAAAGTTATTTCTTTTTTGATGGCTTACTAGGTAATCAATCTCTTCTGGATATTTGTATCCCTTTGTATTTTTTCTCGATTCATCTGAATACTTAAGAACCAGACATTTGATGGTCAATTGCGCCAAGGTATCCGAATCCATCAACTCCTTTGTGGAAGTTACTTTGTATTGCGGCCCGAAGTTTCCCTCCAATACAAGTTGGTTGACCATCATATTATCCAGTGTTCCGGTTGTTCCAATTCTGTATTCAGCGTTAACCAAACGATTCATGATCGTTGTCAAAGACTTTGCTTTGAACGTGTGAGCTTCATCTCCTATCACCATTCCGTATTGATTAAACCATTGAATGGGAAGTTTGATTGCACTTTGCCACGTAGTAATTACAACCGAGGCCTCAAAATCGAATTTTTCTTTTCCGGAGTAAATTTGATGTACTTCCTCGGCCGAGTCAAACGTGTCATCAAAGGATGAATAATTCTGAAAGTCTTTGGCCATTTGAGCAACCAAAGAAGTGGTAGGTACAACAATCAATACTTTCTTGTCTTCGTATTGATGGAGAAAATATCTAATACAAAGGTAAATAATGAGAGATTTACCAGATCCCGTTGGAGATAGAAGGATGCATCGATGTCGAATGAGAGCATGCATCGCCGCATGTAACTGATAATCTCGGGGAGATATAGTATTACCGTTTACCGAAAGAGGAAGATCATCGATATATGATTTAATCTCTTCTCTGTCTTTCCAACTATGTTTTATCGAAGAATCAAGATTTACTCCATAACTTCTTTCTTGGGCAAAAGTGAGTGTTTGGGTCAGTAGACCATATGGGAGTTGTTGTGTTCGAAGATCGAAAAGTCGAAGCTTTCCATCCCACATCTTATTTCGATAAGCGGGCATGAATTTATAATTTTCAGCAAAGAATGTGTAATATTCATACAGCTCACGAAGGACTCCCGAATCATCAGATTCGATAATCAATTTTGCTTCGTTCAACTTTGAAACCTTGATCATTTGATTTACATGCCACTGGTGAACTTGGCAAACTCGATCATGTTTCGAATTGTTTGATGTTTCCACTTAATCGTGTCCACAATTTCTTTCAAAGTTTCTTCTACAGTTTTAAGATAAGTGATCTGTTCTTCACTTCTTTGCAAGTCTTCATCACTTTCAAAGAAATAATGAAAATCAGATTTGAGGATCGTTTTTCCATCAAAGGGATCATATTTCCAACCATACTCATCGATTTTTTCTTTGGGTAGTTTACCCGAATAATGAAGCCATTTATCGCGCAATAGAATTTTCTGCGCCAGTTCCTTTTTCTTCAACTGCAATTTAATTATACTGTGCAGTTCGATGTATTTGGCGTGATTTTTTGAATTCTGAACAGAGGCTTCGTCAAGGAAAGATGGATCGATTTTCGAATCCTTTTTCCACATCTCAAGGATATCATCAAGTTTCATCATATAATATTATTTATTACTACTTAATAACCGAAAACTCCGAGTAACGGAATGATACATCCGCCTGTAAATATTCTACATCTGTTGCCTGTGTTGTGAATTCAACTCCACTTAAAGAAATGGGAAATGCATCTCTGAATTGAAATTCTCGATTCCCGTTGTTGTGGTTAGTAAGAACCGATAAAATCATATCAGAAAAATCCAAACCATTTTCTCGATTGCTTATCATCCAATCAAATATTTCTCTATAATTTTTCAGATCTTCGTCAATCGCAAATCGAAGAGATAGTGTGTCGTATGAAATGGTATCTCCGGACATGAAAGAAGTGTGCCCTCTAAACCCCTGAGAGGATTCTCCCAAACCTACATTTGGAATCGTAATTCCTGTAATAAAATATTCAACGTTCGCAAAACGATTTCGGTTAATAGTAAGACGAAATCCCGTTGGGGAAAGAAAATTGAAATTTGTTGTAAGTGACATGATTGTATTTATAAAAAAGAAGGACCGTCCCCATATGGAGACGGCCCTTCAATAGTATTAAGAACTAATTAAATTAGCTCTGTCCACCAACGTTGATGTTACCAACGCGGATGCTGCGGAAGTACTGATTCGCGTTAGCGGAACCGATACCGGCGGCAGTGGTAACAAACGGATTGGCCTGAAGACCATAACGAGTCTTGAAGGCAATCTTCGGCTGGAAGGTTGTTTCGTCAACCGCACGAACCATCGTGAGAGGAACGTATGGGCAGTAGAACAATCCAGCGTCGTATGGGTTAGATCCACGGAATCCAACAGTAGCGTAGTCGTTACCAGCATAAGGATCGACGTAAACCTTCATGCGACCGTTCAGAACACCAGCGAAGGTGTTTCCGGTGTCGTCAACGTTCAGGTTCGTGCTCATGGCCGGAGCGTAGTCGAGTTGACCAGCGGCGGCGAGAGCGGAAGCAACGTTGCTGGAAGCGATAACGAAGTTACCCTTACCACGACGTGTTTCCTGAGCGATCTTGTTGGCTTCAACTTCCAACTGATAGATGAGGCTCTTGAACTTCTCAACGGCCCAACGTCCATCAGCGTCAGCAACCATGTCAAAGAGACCATCGGTACCAACGTTAGAAGCACCAGTCTTGGCAGTGCTGTTGATCGAACGGATGACTTCGCGGTTGATTTCGGCGAGGATTTCAGCGGAGAGGATGTTAGCCAACTCAGACTCGGCGTCCAGACCATGGATGGCCTTGAGATCCTGAGCGAGTTCCATCGTGTACTCAGCCTTCAGCTGACGTGACTTGGCGGTAACAGTCGCTTTCTCGATGGTGAAACCGAGTTCAGCAGGAGTAGCACCTTCAGCAGTCGCCGTAGCGATACCGGTACCGGTCGTGTAAGCAACCTGCGGGGAATCGAGAGAACCGTAAGGATCCGTTCCACCATGAGAGCCAGCGCCACCGAAGTCGGTGTCAGCTTCGTTGAAGAGAGCTTCCGTGTCGGCGGTCGTAACATTACCAGCGCCGGGGGAATCGACATCGTTGTAACGAGCCTTCATCGCGAAGATCAGTCCCGTAGGACCGGACATCGGCTGAACACCAGCAACATCATAAGCGATCAGGTTCGGCATAGCGCGACGAACGAGAGAGATCAGTACGGGATCGTACGAAGTGATCGAACCAGTCGACGTGTTGTTTTCGTTGAGCATACCGTTGATTCCACGCTCTTCGTTGAGAGCACGCTCGGTGTTCTCAAGAAGCTTGGCGGTAACGGCCTTGCGGTAGTTGTCCTTGATCTCGGGCGCATCAGCGTGCTCGAGAACAGGAGCCCATTTTTTCAGTTCGTTTTCTGCATTGAACATTTTTTATGTTTCCTTATATTTTAAGTAAATGATTACTTGTGGTTGTTTTGTTGAATACGACTCAGAGAAGAGATATAACGTTGCATTGTCGGCGACAATTCGGCGTTAGGATTGACTTCTCCTTCGACGATTATTTCTGTTTCGTCAGAAGAATTTTCTTCTTCCAACGTTTCTACGGTCTCTTCCTCAGTGAAGAAGGACTCTTTGATTACCTGAACCTTAGACTTGAAGTTAGTTGCATCGATGAATTCGACACCTTCAAGAAGTTTGACGAACTTCGAAGACTGAGTGGAAGTCAGTTCCGAAGTAGCTTCGGAAACAATCTTCTCACGTTGAAGTTCAACGATCTGAGAAGCGAGAGAATCACGCTCTTCAGAAACAGTGAGGAGTTCAGACTTAGTTGCTTCGATGTCTTCGCTAAGACTGTCAACCAGATCAACTTTGCTTTCCGGAACTTCGATGTAGCTCTCAACAAACAGGTTCTTGAGATTCTTCATGAAGTCTTCAGCGATGTCTGTACGCAACTTGTTGTCAACGTACTCTTGGTTTTCGGTCATCCACTCTTCAACTACGTATGTGAGGTAGTTGTCGATTTTTTCAATCAAAGACTCGCGAATATAAACGATCTCTTCTTGCAAAGATTCTTCGTATGTATTCTCAAGTTCTTCCTTGATTGTGGCGACTTTGTTAGCAACAGCAGCTTCGAAAAGAGTCGAAGCCTTGGTTTTGAAGTCTTCGGTAAGATTGGACTCGGCGTCAGCAAGAACCTTCAGGTCCGTGGCAAACGCTTCTTCCATTTCTTCCTCTTCTTCTTCACCATCCATCGAATTCTTAATGGCGTCATAAGCAGCCATCAATTCATCTTTTTTCATCCCCTTCATTTCCTTGTACATGGCGTTGATCATCTCAGCCTTTGTACTGGGTTTGTCATGCATACCCTCTTCCATCTCCTCCTCTTCATCATCATCGCCATGCATCGCTTCGTATGCTTTGACAAGATCATGTTTCTTCATGGATTTGATAGTAGAGAAAGCATCAGCGAGGATGCCCGCTTTTGTTTTAACACTTTCTTCGGGTGTTTCGTCTTCTTCAGACTCTTCAGACTCTTCGTCTTCTTCAGACTCTTCAGACTCTTCAGACTCTTCGTCTTCTTCAGACTCTTCTTTAACAGAAGATTCTTCAATGGTTTCTTCGTCTACTTCGACGGTTTCTTCCAT